AAAAAGAATAATAGAGGGTATAAATGAGTGAAAAATACTTAGGGGTTATTATTGACCCTAAAAGGGATAAGAATTTATCGGGACAAGGAATAAAATTACTTAAAGACTATTACTGCAAAGAGGGAGAACCATCACCACAACACGCATTTGCACGTGCTGCTGCAGCATACTCGTATGGAGATAAAAAACTAGCACAGAGAATATATGACTATGCATCAAATGGTTGGTTTATGTTTGCTTCTCCTGTTTTGTCAAATGCCCCCAAACCAAAAGAAAAAGTGAAGTCACTTCCTATTTCATGCTTTTTGACTTATGTTCCAGATTCACTAGATGGTCTAATTGATCACACTGCTGAATTGCGTTGGTTATCAGTTAAAGGTGGAGGAGTTGGTGGGCATTGGAGTGCGGTACGTTCGGTATCCGATATTGCACCCGGACCAATGCCATTCTTACACACAGTCGATGCAGATATGGTTGCGTATCGACAAGGAAAAACTAGGAAGGGGTCATATGCAGCATACATGGATATCTCTCATCCTGACATTCTTGAGTTTCTCAATATGCGGATTCCTACTGGGGACGTTAATCGCAAATGTCTTAACTTGCATCACGCAGTTAACGTAACGAATGACTTTATGGAAGCAGTGCAAGCAAATGGTGACTGGGATCTAAAAGATCCTAATGATGGCACTGTACGTGAGACACTAAAGGCAAGAAAGGTATGGGAGTTAATACTAGAGACTAGATTCCGTACAGGGGAACCTTATGTGAACTTTATTGATACAGCAAATTCTGCACTGCCAGAGACAATGAAAAAGAAAGGACTGAAGATTCATGGATCTAATCTCTGTAACGAAATACATTTACCTACAAGCGAAGATCGTTCTGCAGTTTGTTGCCTATCAAGTGTCAACCTTGAAAAATTTGATGAATGGAAAGACACTACAATGGTTCGTGATCTTGTGCATTTTCTCGATAATGTATTGCAGTTTTTTGTAGATAATGCTGGCGATGAGATTAGTCGAGCAAGATACTCGGCACAACAAGAGAGAAGTATTGGTCTTGGTGCGATGGGATTCCATTCCTACTTACAGCAACATTTGATTGCATTTGAATCTGATGAAGCATCAGAAATGAATAAGGAAATCTTCAAGTACATTCAAGACGAAGCAATCAAGGAATCTAATATTCTTGGGCATGAAAAAGGTGAAGCACCAGACATGAAAGGCACCGGACGAAGGAATGCTCATCTAATTGCTATTGCTCCAAATGCGAACTCTAGTTTGATTGCAGACACCTCTCCGTCGATAGAACCGTGGAAGGCAAATGCATTCACTAGTCGTACAAGAGCAGGGTCTCATCTAATAAAGAATAGATATCTTGAGAAGATTCTAAAGAAACTCGATAAGAACACCGATGAGATTTGGTCTTCCATTATTACTAATGGTGGGTCTGTACAGCATTTAGATTTCTTGGATGAGCACACAAAGAATGTGTTTAAGACAGCAATTGAAATCAATCAAGATTGGGTTGTTCGTCTTGGTGGAGAAAGGCAATATTATATTTGTCAAGGACAGTCTCTAAACATCTTCTTTCCTGCTGGTGCAAGTAAGAGATACCTACATAAGACACATTTTGATGCGTGGAAATATGGTTGTAAGGGACTTTATTATTTGCGCACTGAAACATCTAATCGTGCAGAAAACGTTGCACAGAAAATCGAAAGAGAAGCACTTAAAGACTATAATAGCAATGCAGAGTCGCAAGACGAGTGTGTTGCATGCCAAGGGTAGAGAGGGGAAATATGGAAATTGTAGTATATTCAAAAAGCGGATGTCCGTTTTGCGTTAAAGCAAAAGAATGGTTTGATGCACATGGGTTCTCATATACCGAGAATCTTATGGATAACGAAGAGCAGAGACTTGCATTCTATCAGAAATTGAATGGTGTCAGCGAGATGATAAGTCAGGGAACAGAAGTTCGTAGAGTTAATTCTGTTCCTCAAATTTTCATAAACGGAAAACACATTGGTGGTTATGATCAACTAATGGAGAAGGCAGATGACATCCTCAAGAAGCGTTCTGGGGGTCTCCTAGAGTTCTCTAGGACATATAAACCCTTTCACTATCCATGGGCAGTAGAGGTCACCACAAGGCACGAGAAGGCACACTGGATCGAAGATGAGTTAGACCTATCAGAAGATGTTACTGATTGGAAGGGTGGCAAAATGACCCCAACAGAAAAGGAATATGTCACAAACATTCTTCGTTTGTTTACTCAGTCTGACGTAGCAGTTGGTCAGAACTATTACGACCAGTTCATTCCTAAGTTTAAGAATAATGAGATTCGTAATATGCTTGGTTCGTTTGCTGCACGTGAGGGTATCCATCAAAGGGCATATGCACTACTAAACGAAACACTTGGTTTATCTGACAGCGAGTACCACGCATTTCTTGAGTACACAGAGATGGTTGATAAGATTGAGTACATGACAAAGGCAGATCCTTCCACACAACGTGGACTTGGATTAGCACTTGCTAAGTCAGTATTCAATGAGGGTGTTGCATTGTTTGCATCATTCGTTATGCTTCTCAACTTTCAGCGTTTCGGTAAGATGAAAGGCATGGGCAAGGTAGTAGAGTGGAGCATACGAGATGAGTCGATGCACGTAGAGGGTAATGCAAAACTGTTTAGATCTTTTTGCTCTGAGCATCCTCGTATCGTAGACGATGGATTTAAAAAAGAGATCTACTTAATGTCTCGGAATGCAGTTGATTTAGAGGACAAGTTTATCGATCTGGCGTATAAGTTGGGAGAGATTGAGGGACTCAGTTCTGATGAAGTTAAACAGTACATTCGATATATTGCTGATAGACGATTACTACAATTGGGGTTGAAAACGAACTTCAAAGTTAAAGACAATCCACTTCCATGGTTGGAGTGGGTATTGAATGGTGCCGATCACACCAACTTCTTCGAGAATCGTGTTACCGAATATGAGGTAGCAGGTTTGACTGGAGATTGGGATGCGGCATATGCCGCATAATTAAAATAACTATATAATCATTAGTTGTTAGTAACAAGTTTCAAAGGAGTAACATGACCACCACTAATATTCCAATACAAATAACTTATGAATTAATCTGTGACGATTGCGGTGCAGAGTATGATTTATATTTTGTGGAAGATAATAGTGAATCGCCTATGTATTGCCCATTCTGTGGGTGCGATGTTAATTTGGAGGATGTAGAAGATGATGAAGAGAGTCTTGAGGTTGAAGAGTTAGATTTTGACGATGACGACGAGAGATGGTGATTACGAAAACCCATGGACGTATAACGGCAAAATCTTTACTAGTGATGACATAGAAGACTATGTTGGGTTTGTCTATATCATTCATGATTTAAATAATGACAAGAGTTATGTTGGCAAAAAGACATTTGTATCAAAAAGAAAACTACCGCCACTTAAAGGTAAAACTCGAAAGAGAATCAAGGTAGTTGAATCTGACTGGAAGGACTACTATGGTTCTTCTGAAGAAGTGCAAATTTTACTTGAAAAAAATGGAGTTTTGTGTTATGATAGAAAGATATTACACTTATGTAAAAATAAAGGTGTGATGTCTTATCTTGAGGCAAAGGAGCAATTCGACAGAGGTGTTTTGCTGTCGGATAAATATTATAACGGTATTATTAATTGTAAGATCCATAGATCTCACGTGAAGGAACTAAAGAATGAAGATAAGTGAATTTGTTGATGTCAAGAAGTTTAAATTTATACCAGAAGATAAAAATACAAATGATGTAAGACTACGAGAATTAGATTGGTTGGCACCATATATTGGTGACTGGGGATATAATCTAGAGTTCGGAGTATTTAATGGTGTCACAATTTCGTGTCTAGCAACCGCAAGACCAGACCTAGAATTCCATGGATTTGATTCCTTTGAGGGATTGCCATCTGATTGGGATATGGGATCAAAGCATGTAAAAGCAGATGCCTTCGATCGTAAAGGGGTTATGCCCGAAGTTCCAGACAATGTAAAACTCTGGAAGGGTTGGTTCTCTCAAACGATTATGGATTGGTTGATACATGTATCTGAAGAAGGTTATACTAAACCTCACCTACGAAAAAACATTTCATTTCTACATGTAGATTGTGATGTCTACTCCTCTACCAAAACTGTTCTAGATGATCTGAATAAATGGATCGTCCCTGGGACAATCATTCGGTTCGATGAACTATCTTGTTGGCGAAATGTATTCAAAGAGGCATCTCCGACTGGTCCTGCAAATCGTGTACATTACACTACATGGCGAGATCACGAATGGAAAGCAATGAATGAGTGGTTAGAAACATTTGATCGTAAGATCATTCCTATCTCTCGTAATTGGTTCCAAGGTGCAACTGTAATGGTAACTCAATAATGATAATCTCTCATGAGCACAAATTTATTTTTGTGAAGACTCGAAAGACAGCAGGTTCTACATTAGAGAAACTTGTATACCCTTATCTGAATCCAAAGGGGGACATTTGTACAGGTTCAGTGAGAGACGAAACCCCACCAATCAATACTGGAGACTATGGAACAAATGGTCATGCTGCATGGAAAAGTATCGTAGAAAAAGATCCCATTCCGTGGGAGACATACTACAAATTCACGATCGAAAGAAATCCTTGGGACAAGGTTGTCAGTTCTTATTTTTGGCATAAGAAAATTAAAGAACAGCAGTTTAAGGATGTTGAATTTGAACCATATGTAGAGACGTGCCCACTACTTCCAATTGATTGGGAAATGTATGCGCATGGTCATAAGTTGCTTGTTGATGATGTTTTCTTCTACGAAGATATGGCAACAATGTATAAAACTTTAAATGATAGGTTTGGATTTAACATTACAGAAGAGCAATGGACAACCACTAAACTCAAATCTGGCATCAGGAAAGTGACAGACTATAAAGATCTACACACTAAAGAAACAATCGAAAGTGTCGGTAGAATGTTCAGAAAAGAAATAGGTACATTTGAATATTCATATGATAATATCAGACAAATATAAATTCGTTTTCATTAAAACGAGAAAAGTAGCAGGTTCATCTTTAGAGCAATGTATATACCCATACTTGAGCAAAAAGGATGTTTGTACTGGAGGAACTTGGGATGATAATTACCCGACATTAAATTATCCCTATCAATGGCAATCTCATCTAACGATGAATCAGGTGTATAACAATTGTACTGGAGATAGATTACATGACATAAGAGAAAATTATTTTAAATTCACAATCGAAAGGAACCCGTGGGACAAAATGGTTAGTTACTATTTTTGGTATAAAAAAACAAGACCCACACAACTTGCTGAACAATATGGTATAAACACATTTCAAGAATTTATAAGAGAAATACCAGGCAGTTTAGTTAGCGATTGGGGACATTATCATGACATTAAAACTCGTGAGGTGAACGTCGATAAAATATATCGATTCGAAGACCTGAGTCCACTCATTAACAAACTTGCAGAATTGGGTATAGATATAAAAGATGACTTTGCTAACACTAGATGTAAAGACTATGGCAGACCCCACAGAGATTACAGAGGGATGTATAAGAGTGATGGTGACATAATAGTTATTCAGAAGAGATTTAGAAAGGTTATTGATTTGTTAGGATATGAATACGATGGATAAAATTAGAATGTTTATTGGCACCAGTGCTAATGGCGAAGATGCTCTTGCTGAGATGGCATACGAGTACACGTTGAGAAAGAATACAGATCGTGAACTGGAAATCGTTTGGATGAGAAAGTCTAATGAGGGATTTTGGTCTGGGTTCAATGACACTAGGTGGTCTACACCGTTCTCAGGTTTTAGGTGGGCAATTCCAGAATACTGTGGATTTGAAGGTAAGGCAATTTACACTGATGTAGACATGCTAAACTTCGAAGACATCGGAAATCTGTTTGATCTAGAGATACCAAGTGACAAGTGGGTTCTAGCAAGAGATGGTAAGAGATTTGGTGGTAAAGAGTTTTGTGTGATGCTTTTTAACTGTGAGAAGTTTGCAAAGGGAGCAATGCCCAAGAGCAAGTCATGGAAGAATGCTGATACTGTTCATCACCAGTTCATACATATCTTCCAACAGGGACTGGTAGGAGATTTAGATCCTAAGTGGAACAGTCACGATGGTGATGTCAATCCATATAGCATACTCCACTATACTCACATGCCGACACAACCATGGAGACCCACATGGTTTACAGGAAATCCTGAACCTCACCCTAAACCAGAACTTGTTGATTTATTTTGGAAAATGGTTGACGAGGCAGAGGAAAATGGGTATAATAGGAAAGATTACCAAATCAATCGTGGAATAGAATATGGAATTATCGGAAAATAGGTATGGCGAAGTCCCATCCTCACCAGTAATATTTGCTGCATGTGATGCAGTTTATTTTGAAAAATTTGCACCTGCCTTTGTATCGAGTATCGGTAAGAACACTTGCTACGATATACACATACATGTCGTAAATCCGACTAAGAAAACATTTGCTCTATGTTCTTATCTGAACTCACAGATACGCAATCAAATTACATATACGTTTAGTGACACAGATATATCTAAACTAAACGATCAACAGGTTCGTGCACTGTATGCATGTACTAGGTTCATGGTTGCTCCGATGATTTTAGAACATGCAAAACAAATTATGATTACAGATATTGATTGTCTGATCATGCAAGATTTCGATTTTCCTGTTGAACCCATTGGATATTTCCCTCGCACAGATGATACTGGTGCAGCGAATGAGTGGGAAGAAGTTGGTATGAAACTTGCAGCAGGTTGTGTGTATTTTGATATTACTGCGATGAATGTCTGTGTTGGTGTTGCTCAAACCATAGCAAATTTACCATTACAATGGTTTAACGATCAAGTTGCACTGAGTCACATATTCAAACAAATACCAGATAATGCTGTTCGTCATTTTGATAGTAAATTTATGGACTGGGAATTTGTTGAAGGCACTACCATATGGACTGGTAAAGGACCACGCAAGTACGAGAATCCGACATATGTAAATGAACAAGAATCTTATACTGATATGATTATGGAGGATTGGTCTCTAAAGGTTATATTAAAACCTAGACTTGACATTCCATTCAAACAATTCGGTCTCACTAAACGAGACAGTGTTAATGAACCGATTCGAAAGAACTGGGATAACTTTGTAAAGAAACTTGCTGACGACAATACGCTGATTGTGGAATCTCCACGTTGGATGTTTAATTCTGAAATAGAGAATCTGTTCCCCACTGCTAAAGTTTATGTGCCACATGTTGAGAGACATGTGTGGGGTGGCAGAGAGAATACGATGTTTTACATGCAGACTGTCTTTCCTGAGTTGTTTACAATCGATCCAGTGGGTTGGGCAGGAGGAGCACAATACGTTGCATCTTTCGATAAAAACAACCCCCATAAAGATGATGCGTTCCGTAGGATGCAAAAGAAGTTGGGTCAGGGAAAGTTTGCTCATCTACAAACCGACAACACTCCGTGGGATAAAATCGATGACAAATACATTATTGTCCCTCTTCAGTTGCCTCACGACGAAACAATCAAATATCATTCAGACTTTAGTGTTGAAGAGTTTGTTACGCAACTATGCCACATGGCACAGGAGAAAGATGTTCCTCAAATTTTATTTAAGGGGCATCCAGTAAACCTTGCCTCAATGGAACCATTGAAGAAAATTGTTAATGGGGGATTTAAGAACGTTGTCTATATTGACACTGGCAATTTCAATGAACTCGTTAAGAAGTCGACTGCAATGTTTGTGTTGAATGGCGGTTCTGGTCAAGAGGCAATGCTACACGAAAAACCCGTTGCTTGCTTTGGTCGCTGTGACTATGCCTCTGCTGTTATAAATGGGGATATCAAGAATCCATATTTGGCATGGGAAGAAATGCAAAAAGATGATTGGGACGCAAGACTCCAGTTATATAAAAAGTGGTACCACTGGTATATAGAGGAAGTTTGTTTCGATACAAAACTTTAAAATTATATATACTAACGTATGTTGCATCGCAACGTACATTTCAATCACTATATAACGGAGGGTATAAAAAAATGTCATCATTGGCAGCGACTACCAGTGCTGTCTATTGTTCAGTCTGTGAGGCAATAGCGAACATCTACAAATCTTTTTTAATCTCACGACAAAACCAAGTAAATCGACATGTTGAGAAACTTACAAAGGAGTACAGATATGTTGAAAAAAATTAAATCTTGGTGGCATAACTTCACAATGAGTCCAGTTGAAAAGTATCTGTCTACAGCAAAAACGCACCACGAACTCGAAAATATGATTCAAGACTTGGGTAGAAGAGGAAAGTTATCATAAAAAAAAATATAAGTCCTTGATTTTCAAGGACTTTTTTTTGCGCAAAAGGGTTGACATTACTCTCAGACATGGTATAATAGATTTGTCAGTTGAGAAAAAGAAAAGGAAATTATATAATGCTTACTAAAAAAGAATTCTTTGATAAGTTCTTATCTTTAAAAGAATACAATGGTCATACTATCATTTCTAAAGATATTGGATATGGTGCTGAACCTGATGTCTATCTGGATGTGGAGGGTGACAGACGGTTCTACTCTGGTAATGCTGAGTATGAAAAATATTGTGATGCCTATAAAAGATTTGCGGAGATTATATAATGAAAGTTTGTGATAAAGTAATTGGTGTTTGGGGTGCTCTTCATGAAGAGTGGATCGGTATTATAGAAAAAATTGATGGTAAGCAAATTGATATTCGTTGGGAAACAAACGGAAGTATATATTACTGTACCGAGAAAGATATCAGAACAGACTATGAGAATCCAGTAGGCAGTCCAATAGGAATATATTATGAGTAATACAACTGTTATTGAGATTATAATGGAACAAGTTCGAGTAGCATTTCCTGAGTTGACTGATGAAGATAAGATCAGAAGACTTGCTGAGATTATTCTAGAAGAAAGGTCAAAAATATCATGAAATATTTAAAAGAAACTACTAAGTGGGATAAGACTGAAGTTCGTATTCCTGCACATACATATATTGTCTCTGGTATGAAAGTGTATGGATATATTCCTGAAGGTTCAACTGAAGATATTATGTTTAAGACACCACTAAAATTTGATAAGAGAAGAAGAAGTTTTGAAGAAGTAAAAATATGAAGATATTGATCACTGGCGGTGCGGGGTTCATAGGATTCCACACCGCAAAACATTTTATAAATCAAGGACACGATGTCTACATTGTTGACAATTTCAATTCAACTTTATATGATTCTAAAATCAAATTCGATAGGATCAGTCAGATAAAGGGAGTTGATCGACAGCGACTTTCTATTACAGATTATCAAGGATTGCAACGAAGGTTCCATAGAACCAAACCAGATATGGTTATCCACCTTGCTGCAATGGCAGGTGTTAGATTCTCTATGGGCAACGATTCTCTGTATATTGACAACAACATAGTTGGCACACAGAACGTTATTAATTGTTGTGAGGAGTTTGGTGTTGAGAACGTCATCTATGCATCCTCCTCTTGTGTGATGAACGGTAATCCAATTCCATGGAACGAAGAAGTTCCGTTGAACCCACCACTCAGTCCTTATGGATATACCAAGATTGCTAATGAAGCACAATTCAATATATCGAAAATCAAGAATGCGGTTGGTCTGCGGTTCTTTACGGTATATGGACCATGGGGTAGACCAGACATGGCATTGTTTGATTTCACTAAAAAGATATTGAATCATAATACAATCGAAGTTTACAATCACGGCAATATGATTCGTGACTTTACCTATGTGGACGATATTGTGCATGGTATTGATCTTGTTTCCAAGAATATGACAGAGCGAGACATATATTGTATCGGTCGAGGAGAGATGATTGATCTGATGTATTTCATCAACTGTATCGAAAATGAGTTGGGTAGGGGTGCGAAGATTAAGAAGGTTGATAAACATCCTGCCGACGTGACACACACAGCAAGTAATACCATAAAGATACAAAAACTAGGATACAAACCAATCACTTCAATTGAAGACGGTATTAAGAATTTTGTTGACTGGTATAAGGGATACTACCAATGTGGATAGCAATTGGATTATTTGTTGTGTATATTGCAGCGACGGTATATGCATACTATCAGAGTTACAGTGGATTTGTTTGGTTGACTTTTTATAAAGATTAATGTAGAATGTCTATATAATATGTTAAGGAGTTGTTATGGAATTAAGTGAACTATATAAATTGAGAGAAGAACTGGTTTTAGCAACTACCAAGATGGTAGATAGTGAAGTAATTCGTAAACTTGAAGATCGGATTGAGATGATTGATCGTGAGATCGACAAGATGGAACAGTGGTTAAACGAGTGTGAGATGCAAACATATGCAGTACATTCGTATGATGATTATCCAGACCACTATCCCGATGAACTTGGTGGTGCTCGATCTATGGAGGATTCATGGTGAACTTTATATTAGGTGTAATTATTACTGGACTGGTTATTTTGAATTGGGATTCTATACTTCCTTATGCGCAACCACTTTTAAACGAATACGTATGTAAATGAAGTATGATGCCGATAAAATACTAGAAGAGATAGAATCTCTCCCAGAATATAAAAGACAACCACAATTTCTTCTTCAGGGTGTTGAGGGACAAACTGATAAAAATTATGGTACGGGAAAAATTTTAAATTTAAGTAATGAGCATGAAGAAAGTGATTTCATTTATCCCCTATATGACATCCCATACACAAATCAAATCTTGAAAGATTTGGGTTTATATCGTACACGCATAATGTGTATGAGACCAAAAACTTGTTATACCCTACATTGGGATTGGAGCAAAAGAATACATATACCTTTACGTGGAAAATTAGATATGTGTTTCATGCTCGTGGATGGCGAAGTTGTTTGGATGAAGGAACATGGTAAGGTATACCATGTTGACACGACAAAAGAACATACTGCAGTTAATGCGTCAAAAGAACTGAGGTGGCATTTGGTTGGATTAATAAATGATTAGTATCGGTGACGAATTAGAAAAAAACCCAAAGTATCAAAAGTATCGTGATAAGTGGTTTTCTCTTCCTATGGTGAATGAAGAGGACTATGCCAATCTCCACACTGGAAACTTGGTTCCACTTGATATCGTTATTGATTGTGATGTATTTGAACAAGAAATAAAGTCACATCTTAGTGACTTTACATATTGGGGTCTTAAGCGTGATATGTCAAGATTCCCCTTTCGTTATGGATTGGGACTGACTGACATCACCGCAGAACTTCCAGACGGACACGGGTACAATCCTACCACAGTCCCGTTAGATAAATGGTCCTACCAATATCCAGATTATCCATTGATTGAAAGTGACTTTACCGTTGTGAATGATTCATTTAAATCAATCAAATCTTTACAATATTATATGAACGAGTTCTATGAGTATCATTATAGAACTTGTATTCTTTGGTGGGAGATGGAACAGGGATTCGTTCCACATACAGACACTGGAGTTCCTGCTCCGCAGATAAGACTGTGGGGGACTAATGATCCTGAGAATTATATTTTCTCTTTTTGGGACGGTGAGAAGTATGTAAGAGAAGAAAACGTTGAGCGAGGTCGACTGTATCTTTGCGATACAAGTATCAAACACGTTGCCACGGCACAGGCAAACAATGTGTACACATTCTTCTTCGCACTGCATCCGAATAGTTATGATTTAGTGAAAAAACATTTAATATGATTTGGGGTTATCATCTAATCATAAATTGTACTCGATGCGAAAAAGATTCTGTGTCGAGTGAACAAAACATTAAATCTTTTGTGGAATCTTTGGTAAATAAGATTGATATGATTCCTCACGGAGATATTCATACTTACTATATGGATGATCAAGGAGATAACAGTGGTTGGAGTTTTGTCCAAATGATCAAGACAAGCAATATTTGTGGACATTTTGTTGATGATAGCGGAGACGCATTCCTAGATGTTTTTTCTTGTAAGAAGTTTAATGAGAAAGATGTGTTGGATATGATCAACGAATATTTTAAACCAGAAAAAATACATCATGAATTCTTTACTCGAAGCACGTAAACACATTGATTTGTGGATTGACAAAATCACACAACCAAGAGAAGAACTTGGGGGCAATAAAATATGCCCATACGCATTAAAGAATTATACAATCTCTGATGGGTTTGAGATTCCAGAGAACATAAAAACAGTGCATATATGTTTGATGAACGACTTCATTGATTGTGATAGAATGAAAACGATGTGTGATAAATTAAATAAACTCTTTCCAGATCTTATTTTTCTATCCGACCACAAAACAAACCAAGGAAATATAAACGGCATACTAACTGGTAACAATAAGTATAATATAATACTAGTTCAACCCAAACAAAAACTGAGAAAATCTAGAAAGTCTTTAGTTAAAACAGATTATTATTCTTATTGGTCTAAAGACTATTTAAAGGAAATTTTAAGAGAAGATTATGAGTTGTTGGACTGAATGGGATCCACTCGAAGAAGTTATAGTGGGCGATTGCTATTCAACCGTTGATGGTGTTGAAAGCAGACAAAAAGATGCACTAAATCAAATACTCGAAGAGACGAAAGAAGATCTCAATGGTTTAGTTAAACTGTTGGAGTCTTTTAATGTTAAAGTTCATCGACCAGAAGTCAATGACTATTCTAACATACAACTTCCTAATTTTAAAATAACAAACCATATACCCCCGATGATCCCTAGAGATCAGTTTTTGGTTTATGGGGATACCATCTATCAAACTTACACTTCCATGCCAAATCGCTATTTTGATGGGCATGCATACTACAAGATATTCAAAGAATTGTATGATCAAGGACACAACTGGATTTCAATGCCACCTCCGATTTTACAAGATTTAGAATCTATAGACAAATCTTGGTGGGAGTCTATATCCCCATATCTGAAATTAAATGATCGTATACTTTGGCACACGGCAACAATGTTTAAGTGTGGAGATGGTTTAGTGGTGAATAGTCGTGGTCCAGGAACACCAGTCGGATTAGACTGGATGAAAAAAAATATTTCTGGCAATTTATATCATTGTGACAAATTTGGTCATATCGATCACGGATTTTTTATGACCAATGATGATACTGTATTTTATTGCAAAAAAGACAAAGATAATGGAGATCGAACCCCAGTCATCGCCAAAAGTTTAGAACAAAAAAACTTAGTTGATATCTCTCCATATATTAATAGCGATGCCCCCAAAACTATGTCTCACATGCAACGTATGTCATCTATGGAAATGCTAGGTAAAGAATGGATCGATTACTATTTTTCAGAATGGAGAGGATATGATCAAGAAACTGTGTTTATAACAAACGTTTTGGTTGTCGATTCTGAAAATATTATTTTTGGTCAAGAAGATGATAAATTATTTTTGTTCTTAGAAAGTCAGGGAATAAATTGCCATTTAGCATTTCAAAGACATTCTCTATTTTGGGAGGGAGGGATACATTGCATAACACTAGATATTAAAAGAAAAGGAAATAGTAGAAAAATTTTACTTGACAATGATATATAAATGCTTTATACTTTGTGATTCAAATTTAATATAGGAGTAAATTATGACACGTGATGATATGAAACGAGTTCTTAATGCTGAAATGTGTACCGTAGTATTCACTAAGAAAAACGGTGAAGAACGAATTATGGAATGCACAACACGATCCGATATGATTCCTGCAAATCACCTATCTTCTAAAGAGGGTACGGCAAGAAAAGAAAATACCGATGTTGTTGTTGCGTATGATGTGCGAAAGGCAGACTGGAGATCGTTTCGAGTTGATTCAGTTAAATCATTCAATGGAGTTACAGTATGAGTTTGACTGTTGTAGATAGTAACGAAGTCGAAAGTGCAATGAACACTGATGGCACTTGGAATAAGGCACAAGGTGGCACAGAGTTGATGAATAAGGCACTCTATGATCGTGTAGATAATGCGTTGCTTGAGAAGTTTAACATCATTAAGTCTCGTGTACGTGATGTATCGACTGACAAGCAAAACGTTTTATGGTTACACGATCTTTGGGGTGATCCTGAAGCACAACATCTAAAGGATCCAGAGTCACGCAAGAGGTTTGCTAAGTTGGTGTTTGTTTCTAATTGGCAATTGATGACCTATAATCTCGCACTTGGTGTCCCTTATCACGAATCTATTGTATTGAAGAATGCAATTGATCCGATTCCGTTTAAGGAAAAATCCAAAGATCAGATTAAGATCATCTACCATACTACACCGCATCGGGGATTGCAGATTCTAATTCCTGTTATGCAGAAGTTATCAGAGATGTATGGTGACAAGGTTCACTTAGATGTTTATTCATCATTCAAAGCATACGGATGGGAAGAACGTGATGAACCATACAAAGACTTGTTTAAGTTCGCAGAAGAACATCCGAACATGACGTACCATGGATTTCAACCGAACGATGTTATTCGTACTGCACTACAGGAAGCACACATCTTTGCCTATCCAAGTATT